ACGACAAGGGCCGTGGTGGTCGCCGCATCGGCGGGGATCTCCTCATTGAACGGCGCCAGCACCCGGGCTGCCGTCATCTCCTTAGGCCAGACCGGCGCGACGGCATAGGGCAGGATCGTGCCGAACAGGGCCTGCAGGTTGGCCGGATCGAAGCCAGCAGGAACCGCGACGGCATTCGGCGGCTGCGGTGTCGGGTTGGTCGTGATTGCAGGTGCCGCCCCGAGGGTCGTGACACCCGGCGGTGTCGGGAACCAGATTGCTGCTGCCGCTGGAGCGGAAGCCAGGAGGGCGGTGCGGGTTTCGAGCGTGATGGCGGTCATACGGTGCCGACACCTCCCCAGAACATGGCGTCAACCTGTGCCGCGATGCCATCGGCGGAGAAGGCCCAGGACGTGCCGTTGACGCGGTACTGGCCCACGATGCCGTCTAGGTTGATGTAGAGCGGATCAAAGGGCCGGACGGGCACCAGCTCGGGTTCAAGCTGCAGCGACAGGCCAGCACGATTGGCAAGACGTAGACGATTCTGGATCCTGGCGAACCGCAGCACCTGCCCATTGATGGTCTCACCGACGGGCGTGTACTTGGCCAGGACCGGATCGTAGACGTAGTAGTCCGCGAACGCATACGGCAGGCTGTATCCCACCTCTCGCTTGTCAGTTTCCTGCCCAGCCTGGACCTTCACCTTTGCCTTGACCGGTTCTTGGGTGCGGAACTTCTCGGCCAGCAGTTGATCCGGATCGGGTCGTGCCTGGTCTGGTGGTGCAACCTGCTCAGCTTCGGCGGTGCTGACCTCCTGGCTGTTCTGCAGCTCGACAGAATCAATCGCCAGGCCGTGCAGCATAGCCGTAGCCAAGGCGACCACCTCAGAGTAAGCACTGGCATCCTCGGCCTGCCTGGCGATGGCCTGCTGGCCCTCCTGGGTGTGGAGCGGCAACTTCTCGACCGTCCGTTTAGTCTTGCTGTACTTGATGACCAGCCCATCGTCCGTCGTGGTTTCCCACTTGGCATAGTCCGTGGTCGTGCGCTCGGCCATGTATGCCGGCGTTAGGCGTGGGTTGTAGATGGTCTTGCCGCCGCTCACGTCGTAGGTGTAGCGGATGGCTGATTTGCCAACACTGACAACTTCCGGTTCGTAGCGTTCCTGCACCTGCCGAATCAGGGTGCCATTGTTGTCGTATTCGTACCGTTCAATGGTCTCCAGCAGCAACGGATACGAACCAGAGACCGAACCGTTGTAGAACTCAAGCGCCTCCTTGAAGTAGGATCCGTTAGCCACGGGTGCATAAGTGCGCTCGGTGGTTGTACGTCTGGACACTCGGTTGTTTTCGTCGTACTCGGTTCTGGTGTAGACAAATGGCACGTAGTTTAAGAAATAGGTGGCCTTGGTCTTAACCGGTGGCGCCGGGTTCCAGACGATCTCCAGCCGCTGGAGACCACCAATGGACTCGTCATAGGTCCACAACACCCGCGACGGTGGCAGGTCTGGCGGCTGGGTGGGATCGTCCGGCGGCTCAGGTATATCCGGCGGCCCTGGGGGGTCCTGCGGGCTGCCCTCGTCGATGCTGTCTTCACCGGCCTGGATCGAGCCTGGGGCGAAGGTGTAGTTCGGCGTTGTCACGTCGACGGTTTCACCACCCAGCTCGCCGACCGCAATAGGTTCCATGGCGATCACTTCATCACGACCGATGACGGGACCGGCGCCGGAGTCATCGGTCAGGTTGCGCAGGACCAGCTGTTCGGACTCGTTGAGGTAGCCGATGTAAGCGGCACTCTTGAGGATCTCGTCGATCATGCCGACGTAGGTGGTGTCAGCCTCGAACTTGGATCCGTTGAACCGCACCGCAAACGGGAGGGCTGCAGCAGCCGTGATGCCAAGGGCAGTCAGGCAGGTGTTGATGACGTAGTTGACTGCAATGCTCTGCGGGATGTAGCCGCGATCCTGAACCCGGATGGGATTCGTCGGGTCCGCTGCAGCACTGACCGCAATCGTCGGTAGCTTGCGGCCGGTGTCCTTCTGATAGTCGCGCTTCTTGTAGTCCTTCAGGTAGGTCAGCTTGCAGCCCAGTTCGATCTGCGTCTGGCGGGAGAAGGGATCCGCGAACGACGACAGCACCCGCAGGCGACGGGGGAAGCGCGAGAGCCAGCCGTTTTTCTGATAGGCGAAGTCCACGACCTGCCCTAGGGTCGGCTGGTAGATGCCGTCGAGCGTGACCGATCCGCGGCAGTAGATCAGCCCGTTACCTTGCACGTAGGAATCCGACAGGCTGCCTTCGATGATCGGCCCGAGGTTGCAGAAGACGTTGGCGCGAATGTCGATCGTCATCGGACCAATGCCTGCGTCATGTTCACGGTGTAGCGGGTGGCCTTGGCCCCACCGTCGATGATGACCTCTCCTGTGGCTTCAGGCGGGCTGATGGGCCAGTAGGTGCCGGCTGCTGGGGTCGTCTGCACGATGGCCTCGTACCACGTCTGCAGGGCCGCCCATCCCGCTGCGGTGGTGGTGCCGACGACCTTCTGTAGTTTGGTCGCCGCCAGTGGGCCTTGGACGTAGTGGCGACCGCCGGCCGTGAGCTGCAGGTTCGGTGCGTCCTGATAGCCGACGGGTTCTTCGATCAGGGTCAGGGTGCAGCTGCCGAGCGTGAGGGTGCCGTAGCTGGGCCTGCTGGCCTCCTCGGATTGCCGTCCCTTCTCCTGTTCACGTAGCAGCACCGCCAGGGCCTGGGTGGCATCCACGAGGGTGAAGGATGCCTGGACATAGGCGCCGAGCTGCTCACCGGCTGGTGGTGACACGAACCAGCAGGCGACCGATGACCACGACTGGCCGAAACCATCGGCGGTGAGGCTGACGGTGGTGCCGATGGTGCCCGATAGGGCGGTGTCCTGATCCTGGATTCGAGCATCTCGCCAGGTGTCGTAGACGCTGAGGAGGGCAGTCCACTGGGCCTTTGTGAGGAGGCCAGAGATGGACCAGAAGCGCGAGGTAAGGCCTTGACGTGCATCACCTTCGTATCCGAACGGCTGTGCGGTGAGGTGGGTGCAGGAGAAGGCGCCGATGGTGACGGTCATTGGAGGCTGTTGACGGTATTGACGGTGGCAGCGCCTCCGGCTTCGTTGGTGACGTTGACCTGACCGGTCCAGTCCTTTTCGACGAGACCACCGATGGACTGTTCAAGGTTGCCGATCCGATCGACTAGGGCGGTGTTGCTGTTGCTGATGTTTTCGGCAGCGGTCAAGGATGCCTTGCTGTTCTCCTGGATTGGTGCCGGGTCAATCTGGATGGAATCCAGGAAGGCGCGGAAGCCGGGCTGTTGCTGCACCTGCGGCAGTGGCAGATCATCGGCGGCGGCGGCCCGGCGCTCCTGCTCCAGCTGCTTGGCCCGCAGTTGGAATAGCTGAGTCGCCCCCGTGATCTTCTCTGCATTGATCTCCCGGACCAGCGCCCGTTCCTGCTGCGCCAGCTTCAAGGCCTGTTCTGCCGCCTGGATTTCGGCCGGTGCCCCTTTGGCCTGTGCCTGCGCCAGCTGAGCCCTTGCGGCGATTTCTCCGCGCTGTGCGGCCAGATCGGTGATCCTGCCTTCTAGTTCGAGCTGCTTGAGCTGCGCCTCAAACTCAGCCTGCTGCGCTCGGGCTTTCAGGTCGAAGCTCCGGCGCTCCAGCTCATCACGCTTGAGCTGGAACTGCTCTTGGATGGCGGCCCGGGTGCGGTCGTTGGTGACGCCCTGTAGGGCCCGCTTCTCCTGGGCATTGAGCAGGGCCTCTTCGGTGCGGAGCTTGGCATTGGCCAGGTCGGATTCAGCCTGTGCGATCTGACCGGTGAGGTCAAGGCGTGCCTGGTTGAGCTTGAGGGCAGCGGACTGGGTGTCGACGTTGAAGGTATCGGGCCGGATTTCGGCAACCGCAGCAGAGGTACCCTTGGCGGCATCGGTGGCAGCCTGCAGGGCCTCTTCAGTGGTGCGGATCGCGGCGGCCTGTTCATAGAAACGCGTGGTCCCGATCTCTAGCCCATTCAGTTCGGCCCGTTGAATCTTGAGTTTTGCATTGAGGCCATCGATGCTGTTGATCTTGGCCTTTTCGCCTTCTAGAAATGCCCGCGCGGCAGCCTCCTCCGCCCGTCTGATTTCTTCCGGATCCGGGTACTTGTCGCGGTACTCCTTGGCCAGTCGCGGCAATTCTTTAAGGACTTCCTTGAACTGCTCTGCGCTTAGTTCAAGCTGGCCAAAAACGTTGTTAGTAGCTCCTGCGTCTTTGGCGGCATTGTAGAACAACACCCGCGCTGTCTTGTCGGTAAGGTTGAACTGCTCCTGTAGCTTGCGGACGGCCTCCACTGCCTTTTCCGATTGTTCTGGCAACCCAAACTGCAGTCCTCCACGACCTAGCGTCGTTTGTTCTGGGGCGAGGCCAAGGTTTCGGGCTGCACCTTGTCGATTCGAAAGCTTGATTAGTCTGTCAAGTTGATCGGCGGCAGCGCTAAGGGTTGGCACAAACCCTTCACCAACGCTAACTTTTAGGTCATCGAGGGCATTGCCAAGCTTCTGAAAGTTCTGCGCTGCAGTCGGCGCTCCATCGGCCGTTTGCGTCAGCTCATTGAGCCCTTTCGTTAAGGCAGGGAAGAACTGCTCGGATGTCAGCTTGCCGCTTTCGACAAGCTTGCCTAGGCCCTGAAGCGTTACGCCAAGTCCCTTGGCTGCAGCAGCAAACGCCAGCGGCAGCCGCTCCCCGAGCTGCCCGCGCAGTTCCTCCATCTGCACGACGCCTTTCGACGCGATCTGCTGCAGAGCCAGCAGCGACCCGGATAGTTCGTCATTGCTGAGGCCCAGCACCTGCGCCGACTTGGCGACTGCGGCGAATAATTCTTTTTGCTGCTGAAGCGGTACGCCGGCCGCTGTTGCGGCTGCGGTAAAGCTGGAGAACGTTGAAACCAACGTCTTGAACGACAGGCCAAGTTCATTGGCGAGGTTGCGGGTGAACAGCAGCGCACCTGCGGCGCCCTGCGGGCCGAGGCTGTTGGTCAGCTTGCGGGTAACAGTCTCCAGCTCGATCGCAGCCTGCGCCGACTGCCTCAGGAACTCGCCAAAGGCCAGCGTGCCGATCGCGCTTGCCAGCGTGCCAAGCACAGCCGTCGTAATGCCTAGCTTCCGGTCAAGGCCACTGAAAGCGCTACCGGCCTTGTCTGCCGCGCCTTTGGCCTGATTTGCGAACTGCTGCAGGGCCTGCTGGGCACCGGCCTGGTCGACCTTGATGCCTAGTACGACCTCGCCGAGGGAGTCTGCCATGGCCTAGCTTGCCGGCAACCTATGGCATGACCTCAGCTCTTGCCGCCGTCGCGAATGCTTCCGTCACCTTTGACGTAGCAACGACCGGCACCGTTGTCGACCCCTTCACCGGTAACGTCCTGCCTCGCACCGAGACTGTCACGGTGACGTGCTACCTGCGGCAGGGTTCCCCGGCCATCACTGACCTCGCTGGTGTCAACGTCGCCGGTGATACGTTCTCAGGCTATGCCGTGGCACCGCAGGCACTCGATGCCAGGGTGGTGCCGGGCACGCTCGGGACGCTGACGTTTGCTGGGCAGACGCCGGCCCGTTGCGTGGTGCAGGAAGCCCGCGGGCCGTATGGCACTACCGGCCTGATCGGCTCGACGTTGCAGCAGGTGCTGGGCGACAAGCTGCAGATCGTGCGCTACCGGCAGCAAGCATGAATCTGACGGTCACCACGACATTCAAGGCGGGCAACCTTGACCCATCGCGGTTCATTGCCCGTAGTGCCGAGATCCTGCGAGCCTATGACTCGGTGATCTTCCCGGCGTTTAAGGAGGAGATCAAGGCAACACAGTTCAGCTGGACGGAGAGGCCAACCAAGCGCCGCAACGGCGACACCGTGACCAGCCCGCGGGACATTGTCGACACCGGCGATTTCCTTAGCTCGCAATTCCGACGGCAGGAGGCCCCGCTGAGCCTGAGGCTGACCTACACGTGGGGCGGCAGAGGCACCGGCGTCAACTATGCCGGCTACATCCTGACCGGGATTCCAGCGAAGAACTACCTGGGCCGGGATTGGATCAAACCCGTCTTCACGGATCACCCCCTCGATCGGTTCTTTGCCACGAACTGGCGGCGGCTTGCAGGTGCTCCCAACAAGCCACCGCGGGCCTAAGGTCAGGAGACCGTAGCGACCGTCAGGACCGGCGCCGTATCGCCCGAGCTGAACACCGACGCATCGTCGATCGTCACCGTATCGCCCACCACGTAGTTGTTGCCACCGGCAACAATCGTGGCCGTCTGGATCACACCCGAACCGTTCACGGTCGTGGTCGCTGTTGCCCCGCGACCCGACGCCTGGCCCGGCTTCGGTGTCAGGGACACCAGCGGCACTGCCGAGGCCGCAGCCGCCAGGTTCAGGCCGCCGTCGGTAACGGTCAGCGTGGCGATGGCGTTGCCCTGCTGGTACTTGTAGTAGACGCCATAGCCGTTGAGGGTGCCCGACACCTTGGCCACGTTGCCGGCCTGAATGTCTTCCGACAGGCCCGACACCTGCACGACCGCCGCGAGAATCTCCGGGTCATCGCTGCTGCCGTCGGTCACCGGCGACTCACGCCAGATCTGCAGGCATGCACCGTTGGCGGACTCCAGGAATGCCCGCTCCATCAGCTTGTAACCGGCCGAGGTGATGTCCATGTTCATGCCGAACGGCATCGACCACGAGTTGCCCGACACCAGCTGCTTGGCAAAGCCAGCCTCGCTGGCATAGTCGATCGCGTTGACGGTGTCAGAGTTGGAGGTGACGCCAACATTGTCGATGTTGATGATTTCGGTCATCGTGGACCGGCTGGTCGGGATGGCGCTGGCCGTAGTGCCCAGTTTCACCCAGAGCCGGTAGTCATAGGCGACGAAGAAGCCCACGGCAAAGGATCCAGAACTGACCTAGCTTGCCCTCAATCGGTCAGCACCTCCCATGGGGTCGGCCGTGAATCGGCATGCAGGTCAAAGCCCAACACGTCATGGGCAAGGCCCTCGGTGGCCCGTAGGGATTCCCTGAGTACCGCGGCGACCAATTGATCCTCGACCTCATCAATCGCTGCCTCAACCGCTGGCCGTTCACCCCATACCGGCAGGCTGGCCTTAAGGCGGTCCCGTGCGGCGATGACGGTACGGGCGAGGATGCCCACCTCTGAGTCGCGGCTGCCGCGGGCGCTGAGGCCAGCGGCGAGCAGTTCGCCTCTCATCTGGTCTCGCGCTTGCCTCAAGGTCAGCCCTTCACCCATCAACCGCCTGGCGAGGTTGCCGAGGTGCTGGCACGCATCGGTCGACCTGATGCCATAGCCGTGATCCCGCCGCCAGTGGGAGCATTCACCCTCGATCAGGCGGGCGAAGATCGTTGAGAATCGGCCCCGGGCAGGGTCCCAAGCCCGGCAGGCCTTGATGAAGGCAAAGTCGATGCACGAAAACACGTCCTCCGCCCGCATGTGCCGGTAACGGTTGACGTAACGGCGGCCGAAGGCCTTGACCAGCGCGATGTGCTCAACGTACATCTCACCGCAGCGCTTGCGTTCCGCTGGGCTCAGCGGTTCCGCGAGGTGGCCTTGAGTCCTGCGGCGCCGTTGCGGTGCTGCTGGCTCAGGTTCCAGGAGCTGCAGCTGCAACCGTCACGAGCGCACTGCCCGGATTGTACCGCTGCCCGTTTGTGCTGTGCTTGTCGTGAGGCAGCCGAGGATGCCAACGAGGGACGGGAGGGCAGTGAGGCAGTTGCGAACGATGGGGCCACCACCACCGCGAAACTCGACGCTCAGCACATCGATCGAGGCTGACTTCAGGTCAGCATTCGGGATCCCGGGGATCAGCTCATTGAGGCTGGCATTACCACCGGTGAGCAGGGCCGGTGTCGTGAGCAGCTCATTGGCCAGGTCAAACGTGGCGGTCTTGACCGGCCCGGGGATCACCAGGCTGGTGTAGGACCATTCCCCGCAGGCGGCATCAGACCGAGGCCAGAGGAGCGCCTGCGTGGTGGTGGCCTTGCTGCCGATGTAGCTGAGCTGGTCGAGGTATGCCGTCGCCTGGATCAATGCCCGGCCCTTATCGTCAGTCGTGGCCGTGGACCATGCCAACGTCCCGAGGTGGTATTCCGCGATGGCATCCGCATCAGCAACCGTGAGGTACGAATTGGCTGCAGCGCCGCCGATCGTGGCATCAACGGTGACGGTCATTTGCGTGACTTACGGGTCTTGGACAGGCCACGCGACTTCTCCAGCCGCTTCACCTTGGCCTAGCTTGCCCACTCCTTGATCGCCTTGTCGAGGGTCAACTTCCCGTCGATCAGGCGCTGCCCTAGCTTCTGGCCGAAGATGCTGCGGGCGGTCTCGGGGTTGTCCTGGATCCAGCTGCTGACCTTCGTGCCGAATCCGATCTGTTCCGTGCCTTGATCACCCGTCGCGAAGCGCTCATCACCAGCACCAGCCCTGACGTATGGGATCAGGTAGCAGCGACAGTTCAGGTGCGGGTCCAGCTTGCTGGTGCCGTCGAAATACCGACCCGGTTCTCCCAGCTTGTAGCGGTTGCCGTCGAGGCCCATGCAGACCGGGCAGACCCGGGAGTCCAGGGTGGCAGTCCACACAAGGCCTTGCGCATCCAACCAGACCGGATCGGCCTCGATGGCATAGATCATCTGTTGGGCGAAGCTACCGGAGGCATGGACACCAGATCTGATGGTGGCCTCGACGCTGTTCTCGACGACTCGCACGACGGCCGAATCGTATTCGGCGAACACCTCACCACCCATCAGGGCCAGCCGCTGAACCTTATCGGCGACGAGTGCCGGGAGGCTGACGGTGAGGTTTTCGGCTAGTGGCTTGCCGTTGACGATCGCGGTGTTGATGATCTGCGCCGGTTGGCGTGCTGCAGCAGCGGCGCCGGGTGCGGTGAGGGTGCCGCCTGCGGTCTCGACCATGCGACGGGCGAAGGCCTGCTGCTGCTCGATCCATGGCGCCAGCGATTCCTGCAGATCGGCCAGCAGTGGAGCGCCCCAGTTGAGCTGCACCTGCCGGGCGATGGCTGCGGTAAGGGTCGTGAGCAGCTGCTGGCGGCCCACGGTGGTCTCCAGCAGGCCCGAATCCTCAACCTGCCGCCTGATGCGCGTTAGGACCGGCGCGAGGGCCTGCAGGGCCTGCCGGATGGCACGATCTTCGGTCTTGCGTTGCCGGGTCGCATTACGCAGGAATGCCTCAACCTGTGCGTCAAGATCCGCCGCCATCGGTCACCTCCGGCGGCCATGCGTCGGCATCCGGCTCGGTGCCAGCGAAGACGCGACCACCGGAGCCGTAGGGCACTGAGAAGAACCGCAGGGACCGCGGCAGGACCGGCAGTGCGCAGTTGACGTAGAACCCAGGGAGGGGAATCGGCGGGGTGATCTCGTCGCCTTGCTCGTCGTAGGTGCCCGGGATCGTGACTTCGCCGATGATGTCGAGCGCCCCTTTATGGCCGAGGCTCACCAGCTCGCCGTCGTCGTCGAGGTAGCCGGCC